CCGTTAAACTTTACTAATGTTCCTTGATAATTATAATTCTTTTTCATTATGCCACCTTCCATATTTTGATTTGTGAATAAACTTCAATGTCGCCCGAAGATACAGCTAATCCAAGACCATCAGAATAAGGTGCGCTACAATAAGTTTGTAATTCAAATACTTTAGTGCCTGCAATCGTAAACAATCCACTGCCAACGCTACGAGTTGTAGACATACCATCACCTTCCCATCCACCCGATTCCCCATCTGTATACTCTGACGACCCGACTATAGGAGTAGTCGAATCTGATATATTACGCAATCTAGTTTTATGGCGCAAATTCCCAGAGTCAACAGCGGGTGCAGAAAATTCTACTTTATACGTCCCAGCAGGTAACGTTATTTGATTAGTTGCTAATGATGCTCCAGTTATATTGTCTACAACTTTAGTATTGAGATCTCTAACATTTTGAGTTCCCCCAACGCTATTACCTCCACTAACTCCGTTGCCTTTTTGGTCTTCAATATAAAGGAGATTATCAACGCTCAAGACTCCGCTTCCTAGTCCAGAGACATCATCCATAGTAGCAAAAGGGTTGCCCGCATCAGGAGACGCCGCACCTTTTACAGCATCGATCTCATCACTTGTGAGAGCTTCAGTATTATCCACTTTAGCCCATCCTGTAGCGGTTTTGACTGCCCAATCACCTACTGCCCACTCATTAATACCACCCAAATCTGTAGCCCCAGCAACGCTCACTATCCAGAAATCACCTGTAGTGGCCGCACCTGGCAACACAGGGTCATTCGTATTTGCATTCCAGTTCCCTATAGGTGTCAATGAAGCGAGAATATCAATCAGAGCGATTCCTGAATCTATCATCTTTCCAGTAGAATCAATCGTTACAAGATTTCCATTTACCCCGCCTACAATAACTTGCATTATAGCAGATGCTTTTGTCCACCATGTTGGTTCTGATACGGGATCTTTTCCTTGATTCGATACCTGCAATGAAATATAAACATCGCCATTGCTTCCTTTTGTCCATGAATCTACGGTATATTCAGTCGCATTGTCCCAAACAGGGACACCTTGCTCATTGACGTGTTTTATAAATTCATCACGCCTGTTTTGCATGAAATTTTCCCACTGATGCGGTGGAATTTCTGCTATCCATCCTTGCGTTATTTTAGATTGCCCTGGATCCGCTTTCGCTCCACCCGAGCCCCATACATCATTAACATCTGGTTTTGCTTGTGTCATAATTTTTTCCTTATTTTATTTGTGTTATAAACTTGCATACGTTCCTTCATCATAGCCCTTAACATTAGCTACCCCAAAGAAACCAAAAGCTTCACCCGCAATAAACTCATACGTATCTAAAGCCACACCATCTGGACGTGGAACTATATTATAGTCTTCTACGAGTTTTTTTTCATTGAAAGTAAGGGGTCTACCAAATCCAAGACGTATTCTTGCTGGCTGTATCTCTTCTAGTTCAACATAATCGACATCTAATATTTGACTTGTTAATGAGATTATTTCGTTGATTGTTCCTTTGCTATTATTCGACGCTATTTTTGCACGGATTAATATTCGATACTCTGGATCTGCTACTAGATTAATTCCATCAATCGCTTCATATGATGATACATAGCGACCACCTATTGACAAGTTTCCTAGGTCTCCATACGATTGTGCACCTACAGCTCCTATGAATCCAAAGTATTCAAATCCAGTCGTATCAATTGGTATACGCTTTTGTCCGACAATTTCGCCAATTATATCTAGCAAAGAACCCGTTGCATCATCAATTGTTCTTTGGAATAAGATATCTTCAAAAACATCTTCAAGCGTATTCGCCTCCGCGACCAACGCCTTAATATACGACACAAGTTTTGCTGACTCTTTATATTGAGTTGCAATCCTTTCATCTACTATTTTTTTATGATCTATTTTTTTATGCATTTACAATGATATTTATTTTTTCAAATTTGCCTATTTCATCGAGAGGAATTATTATATTGTTTTCAAGAGTTGGTGGCGAAGATATGCCGATTAAAATTGAATCAATATCATGGCCAGGAGTTTCATTAACTGGCGTATACAATCTGCTTTGGATAATATCATCGCCAACTTCAAAATTTAAATTCGCATATTCTACAAGAGCATTTGCGATATCGTCGGCTCCTGTTATTGGGAAAACGCCGGCAATTGTCGTTAGATTAACAATAATATATATAGGAGTTTCTGTAGGTCGGGTGAACTTTATTTCATGCGAATATCCCTGTATATCATTAACATTCTCTGTAATTGCGCCATTCGTATTTATTCCAGCAGATTTGTTATTGAAAATAGCCTCTGCAATTTCAGACGACAACCCACCAGCAACAATTGCATGTGTAGAGTGTGGCAATAATCCATTTCCATCAATTACATCCGTGAAATTTTCCAAAACAGTTACGGAGGTGACACCATCCAGATTTGCGATCGCAGAATAAATTGCATCTACTTTTGCTTGTGAAGGAAAGGCAACCGACTCCTTTCTGCGGATCCTTGCCTCTTCATCCTTTTCAAGTTCTCTCCCCTCTACAGCATCTAGCGGATTATTAACACTAGTCCATCCAGCAACGGGCGTAACAATAGTGATTAAAGTATCTGCTGGCGCAGAAATTTCGCCTAGTTCAACAGATAATGCAACCGCTGTTGCAATTCCTAATTCAATAACGGCATCTTGAATCGTTATAAACTCCGTGCCATCGCTATTCCTTACAATCGATCCTTGCGGAATTACGGTTCCATTGTCACCTGTCAATGCAAGTTCAACATTAGATGCCGTTGCCTGTATCCTTGATATTCCAGAGATTGCCATGAGGTTGTCTAATATAATTCCTCGCGCTTTATTAGGATCAAAAGCATTATACGCTATTTCAGAGAGTTGCCAAAGTAAATCATACACCTCTGCAAAAATGCCATTTATTTGTCCTTCTGGGGATTCAGGATTAAGGTTAATTGACGAACCAAAAACGCCAATAACTTTGTTATTTAATTCTTCTAATAATTTATCAAGTCTTTTTCTATAAAAACCTTTGTCAGATACACCATAATCAGCCATTCAAATATACCTCGCTGTCTTGTATTATTCCATATTTAGTTTTTGCCTCGAACGATATTGAGGCTTTTCTTGTAGTTTTATTAAAAGCGATCTCAAAAGAAACTAGCTCTTCAACTCCATCAGTTTGTATAATCTGCGTTTTAATTGCAGATGCAAGACTTTCTAAATCGCCTGTGTCAAATATAGTAAAATAGTCGAGTCCTCTAGTTATATCTAATTGCCATTCCCCTCTATAAAACAATAACCTAGAGCGAACATACTGCAAAGTTTCAGCACCATCTTGCGTCATTGCAATATGTCCATTTTTCAGGAATATATCATTGTTTTCATTTAATGCTTTACTTTTCATATTTTAAATGAGTCCACGATCATAGCGTAGGCTGAATATAAAGCCTGTCCAGTTATGTTATACGTTCCTGCAGAACTTCCGCTTGGAATTATAACGGTTTCAATTGCCAACTGGTGAACGATATTGCTTATCGTATCAACTAATTCACCTGTAGCATTCTTTATTTCCAGCTTTCCAGCTGCATCAATTTTGATATTTATAATATCATTCTTAATTTCGATTGTTTTATCTTTATAAAGAGCTATTTTAACTTGCCCATCATTTGTACGAATTTCAAGGGCATTCTCATTAAAAGCATTAATTTTATTCTTTTTAGAGTATAACCCAGAAACACAAAAAGCATCCGATAAGTCGAAAAAGCGAATATCATTTACCTCTCTGTTTTTTTCTCCAAACTCTAAAAAGGCATCAAGAGACCTTTCAGAAAAGAAAATTGCACATTCGTCTCCTTTTTTAGGTGGTATTGTTATACAGAAGTCGCTAAATCTTAAAAACTGTACGGGGACATTTATCAACGGCGGAAAATTCAATACTTCGCCATCTTCAAGTGTTTGAGTATTAGTTATGGGGTCAAACTCATCTATAAAGCCGGGCAACATCGTGTGCATCCCTTTCATTGACTCAATAAAAGAGTTCTTGAAAAAATTCTCAAAACTTGTATCTTTGCCTGTTGCATCTTTTTCTGTCATAATAATCTAAATCCTGTTATGCTAGATGTCCAGGCTAAACTTCTATTATCACCACTATGAACAACTTTATTAATTCTAAATATTCCATCGCCTAAGAGCCTATCTATTTTTCTAAAATAAACGCTCGCTAATTGAATACTAGGAAAATCCGACTCAACTTTAATTAGGTTATTCACTTCTAGCGCTGGATTAAGTTGTGCTATAACATCTACCCCGACCTCCGTAACACTAGGACTGCCAATCATTCCAGAATTTCGAGATAGTATAATTACTGGATTTTCTGCATTTGCTGGGTCATCCCTAAATATTGTTATTTTATTATTTTGAATACTCCAAGAGAATCCATAATCCAACGCTAACTTATCGAGAACATCTTTCGAGGCTCCTGAATAAGATGTTCCAAGTAATTTATTGTTGAAGTTATTAATCCCTTTAATATCACCCGTAAAAGTATCCTTGAATGACGCGACCACATCAAGGATTATTTCTTTAATTGGAGTGCCTTTCTCAAAAGCTTTCGAGAAATAGGACTTCTTGATTGACCGTTCACCATCACCAGCATAAATTGTGTAAATCTTATCTGCCTTACTTCTCTCTGGAATTATATTTCTTATATCGCCCCTGAATAGAAGCTTCACATTCCCTTCATATCCAGCATTTAGCATTACGATATCGCCACGCTTAATCCAAGAAACGCTTAGTTCTGACAA